ACGTAAAACTGCTAAACAGGGCGGACGTAAAGGGCAACTAGCACACTGGCTAGCTAACATGAAAGCAGGCCGTGCTAAGAAGAATAAATAATAGTATGAAAATCCGTGAAATTGTAGAGTCAGCCACAGCAGGTGCTACCAGTGCTGGTAATGTATCTATAGGTGCTGTATACAAAAACAAGCCTGGAAAAACAGCAAAAAACAAAGACGGAACTGCAAAAAACGCTCTAGATCTCAAAGGCACCAATCTGCTAACCGGCGGGTCTTTGGTAAAAAGATAAATATAATACAACTTTAAAAGTTAAGGAACTTATAAAATGGACTTTAAATCACTCATCAGCAAATTAGACAGTATGGAAGCGCCCCAAAAAACTCCTGCCGCTCCTAAACTACAACAAGCCGTTCAACTAAACGAAGATGCACAATTACGTGTATTAAGTGGCAGAACTAGCTACATCCAAGAAGCTAAAAAGAAAGCTGAAGATGATGTCAAAGAAGAAATGAAAGTTGGCGACAAGAAGACGTCGTCCACAGGCGGTACTATCGAAAAGACTGCGACTGGTGTCAAGCACTCAGCTGGTAAGAACTATGGAGGCGATAAGGCTCCTAAAGATGATGACAGTGATGATGAGCCAAAAGTTAAAAAAGCTAAGAAAGAAAGCATTGAGCCACAGTTCAAAAGCAAGTTCATGAAGATGGTTGAAGCCAAGAAAGAAGAAGCTGCTGACAAAAAGAAAGCCGATGCTAAGAAAAAGAAAATGGATGAAGCAAAGAAGCCAGATGAAGACGGCGACGGTGTTCCAGATTGGGCCGATAAAAAGAAAGGCGAAGATGACAACGCCGGCAAGAAAACAAGCGGCAAGAAAGGTATGAGTGCTGCTCAAGAGAAATACTTCGGTAAGAAAAATGAAAGTAAAATGATGCCAAAAGGCAAAAAGCGTCCTGTTAAAGAAAGTGTAGAGCAACGTCTATCTTTCAAACAAATGGTACAGTTGGTGCAAGAAAGTGGCGGTCAACAACAGATTGACGCTGTTGACAGACAGTTGTTTAATTGGGCTCAACGTGTTGCTGTTACCAAGTTAGGCGAAGGTATGAAGGCAGAACTTTATGCTGGTCTAATCTATGAGCGCAACGGTGGCGTATTTGAAATGTACGATGTACTAAGCGAGTCAAAAAAAAAGATAGTTGAAAATCGCTCACGGTTAGACGAAGGCATGATGGACAAAGTCAAAAGCCTGCTAATGTCTAAACTAGCACCAAAACTTTCAGATCAAGAAAAATCTAAAATGGCAGATGCTGCTAAACAAGTTTTAGGCAAGGATCGTGTAGATAAAAGCGATTTTACATTAGCAAATATCAAAGCAGTGGCAAAGGCACTAGGTGCTAAACCAGAAACTGCTGCAGAATCTATCGAAGAAGGCCCAGTAGGTGACTTCTTCGGCCAAAAGAAAAAAGATCCAAAGAGTGGCCGAGGAACATTAGGTGGCATTGATGCTTGGGCACCGAGTGCTACACTAGGTGAAAAACTTTCAAGTTTAACAGGAATACTAGGAGGCGCAGCCGCAACAATCGCAGGAATATTCGGTGGCCCGGCTTGGTTAATTATTCCAGGCGTACTAGGTATTATGTTCTTGTCTCAAATTGGAATGGATCGAGACGGATCGTCTTAAATAAATTCATACCGTTTGGTAAACAAAAGCCAGTCATAGGTTGACTGGCTTTTTTTATGACTATATAATAGTTCTATAGGAGAGATTATTATGTCAACCAGAATGTACGGCCCAGAAGAAAAAGCAAAACTAGAAAGATTAATCAACGAAGGATCTAATGTGCTTCGTGAACTAGAAGATCTCCAAGAAGGTCTTAAAGAAACAGTTAAAGCAGTTGCAGAAGAACTACAAATCAAACCTAGCGTTATTAACAAAGCTATTAAGATTGCGCACAAAGATAACTGGAAAGATCACGAACAAGAATGGAATGACATTGAAATGATTCTCGGTGTGACCAAGCGCCTACCTGAATGATAGATACAATTTTTAGACCCACAATAGATTGGATCCAAGATGATTTTAAGTCCAACCGATTTCGCTTTGTTGTTGAGTTGCTTGCTTGGGCTATCAGTATTGGCTGTTCAATTACTATGGCACTTACCGTACCCACACCTCCGCTACTTGCTCTTTACCCTGTGTGGATCCTTGGCTGTGCTATGTATGCTTGGGCTAGTTATACAAGGAAATCTTTTGGCATGCTGGCTAACTACATTCTGCTAACCACGATAGATAGTATCGGTCTAGCAAGAATGCTAATTAATTAAATAAAGTAAGAAGGTAGGCGTGGCCATAAACCGCACATTGGTATTTGCAAGCCGTAAATTGCATAGGAGAAAAATTTGAGTTACGTAGACGCTTTCTATAATAGAGAGCAGGATGTCATCAATGTTGTTGAACGCAATGATAAAGGCGAACGACATTACAAAGAATATCCTGCTAGACATATTTTTTATTACCCCGATGCCAAGGGTAAATTTACAAGTATTTTTGGACAACCGTTATCAAGGGTCAGTTCTAAAAATGTCAAAGAACATCGCAAAGAACTTGCAATCCATTCAAACAAAAAACTTTTTGAAAGCGACATCAATCCCATTTATCGCTGTCTTGAAGACAACTATCTAAATGTTGACGCTCCAAAACTAAATGTAGCATTTTTCGACATTGAGGTAGACTTTGATCCAGAACGTGGCTATGCTTCACCAGAAGATGCATTTATGCCAATTACTGCGATTGCTGTCTACCTGCAATGGATGCAGACTATGGTCTGTTTAGCTATACCGCCTAAGACGCTGTCTATGGCAGAAGCTAAAAAACAAATTGAAACAATTCCCAACACAATATTATACGACAACGAAGCAGATATGCTTGATGCGTTTTTAGATCTAATACAAGATGCAGATGTACTAAGTGGTTGGAATTCAGAAGGATTCGATATTCCTTACACAGTAAATCGAGTGACTAAGGTTCTTAGCAAAGAGGACACTCGCAGATTTTGCTTGTGGGATCAGTTTCCTAAAAAGCGAGAATATGAAAAGTATGGGAAGCAGGCAGTTACCTATGACTTTCACGGGCGTGTACACTTAGACAGTCTTGAACTGTATCGCAAGTACACCTATGAAGAACGTCATACCTATCGCCTCGACGCTATTGCTGAGTATGAACTAGGTGAACATAAGACACAGTATGAAGGCACACTGGATCAATTGTACAACAATGATTTCCGAACATTCATTGAATATAACATTCAAGACTGTATGCTTCTTGAAAAGTTAGATAAGAAATTAAAGTTTCTGGATCTTGCCAACACTCTAGCACACGAGTGTACTGTATTACTACAGACCACAATGGGTGCTGTAGCTGTAACTGAACAGGCCATTATTAACGAAGCACATAAGCGTGGATTTATTGTTCCTAATCGTATATCTCGAGAAGACGGATTCAGCAATCAGGCTGCAGGTGCTTATGTTGCGTTTCCTAAAAAAGGTATTCATGAATGGATTGGATCATTAGATATTAACTCACTGTATCCTTCAGCTATTCGTGCATTGAACATGGGTCCAGAAACTATTGTTGGACAGTTGCGCCAAGATGGTACTAAAGATTTTATTGCCGCTGAAATTGCCAAAGGCAAATCATTTGCAAGCGCCTGGGAAGGTATATTCGGTAGTCTTGAATACACTGCTGTATTAGATCGTGATGTTGGTAGAGAAATTACTATCGACTGGGAAGATGGCGGCAGTGATACATTAAGTGCTGCACAGATATATGATTTAATTTTTGAAAGCAATCAACCTTGGATGCTTTCAGCAAATGGCACTATCTTTACCTACGAGAAAGAAGGCATCATACCTGGACTGTTAAAGCGTTGGTATGCTGAACGTAAAGAAATGCAGGCCAAGCTAAAGGAATGTATTAAGGCAGGTAACAAGATCGAAGAAGAGTACTGGGACAAGCGACAGCTAGTCAAGAAGATTAACTTGAACAGTCTGTATGGCGCTATCCTTAATGCTGGTTGCCGTTTCTTTGATAACCGCATTGGACAATCAACTACACTGACAGGCCGTGCTATTGCACAACATATGGCTGGTAAAGTAAATGAAATTATTACAGGTGAGAACAATCACGTAGGTAAAGCAATTATCTACGGTGACACAGATTCCTGTTATTTTTCAGCATATACAACACTAAAGAAAGAAATTGACAAGGGCTCCTTGCCTTGGACAAGAGAAAGTGTAGTTGAACTTTACGATACCATAGGAGAAACTGTAAATGACACATTCCCCAAGTTTATGCAAGATGCATTCCACTGTCCAAAAAGCAGAGGAGAGGTCATCAAAGCAGGTCGCGAGATTGTTGCTTCCAAAGGACTATTCATTACCAAGAAGCGATACGCAGTACTCTACTACGACAAAGAAGGCAAAAGAGCAGATACCAATGGCTCTCCTGGCAAAATCAAAGCTATGGGACTTGACCTAAAACGTTCAGATACTCCTGTAGTGATCCAAGATTTCTTAAGCGAAGTGTTAACTCGAGTGCTAAACGGTGCTGAAAAAGAAGAAGTATTAGAATACATTACTGACTTCCGAACTGAGTTTAAAACTAGACCGGGCTGGGAAAAAGGTTCTCCTAAGAGAGCCAACAACATTAGTGAATATCGAGACAAAGAAAAGAAAGCAGGTAAGACTAACATGCCTGGTCATGTTCGAGCAAGTCTTAACTGGAATACACTAAAACGTATGATGGACGACAAATATTCTATGGCGATTACAGACGGTGCCAAAGTAATCGTCTGTAAGGTCAAAGATAATCCAATGGGGTATACATCAGTAGCATACCCTGTAGATGAACTGAGATTACCTCAGTGGTTTAAGGACTTGCCTTTCAACGATGCTGAAATGGAAAACGCAGTTATCGATGAAAAGTTAGAAAACTTGATTGGTGTCTTGGAATGGGACATCAGTTCAACTCGCAGTGATAATACATTCGCAAAATTGTTTGACTTTGAGTAAATTGCGGTTGCTTTTTACTCTAGATCTAAATATAATCTTAATATACAGGAGAACTTTCAATGAAAGATATTTTACAAGACATCGTGTCACACACACAAAACCTAGGCTTCTTGACCACAGTTAAAGTCACAGGCACAGAAAAAGGTACAACAGTTAACTCAATGGCTGATGACCGTTCAGTTATTATGGAAGCAGAAACTGCTGCTCCTT